GTAGGCAAGGCTCGCTTAGAAACGGCTGATCGTCTGCTGGCGTTCGTGTTGGTTCGTGATCGGTTGGCTTGTGCTCGAGCTGCGCCGAGGCGGCCGCCGTGGCTTCGGTTGCAGGACAGGTGGGCGATTCCTGCGCCGTCGAGGGATGGGGTGGCTTCCCCGGTCAGGACTAATGGTGGTTCGTGGTCGGCGCTGGGGCCGTCTGGGTGCGTGCTGGGCAGGGTCATGTCGACGGGTCCACCGCATCGGATACAGACAGGTTCGCAGCTGGTGAGGACTTTCTTGGTCCAGGCCCGGTATCCGGGTGTGTGCCTTTGGTTTGTCATGTTGGTTTTCTCCCTGAGTTGACCCCTCCCGCCCCGCCGTTCCCGGTTCTTGGCACCCCTGGCAGACCTATGCCAACGCCGCTAGCCCTACGTCCCCGTGGGCGTAGAGCTGGACTGGCATGGCACCGTGCGCTTTGGTGTCATGGCCGACGCCCCGTGCGTCGGTCTTGTGGTTCCGGGGTCGGGCTGGTTTGGGCCGGGCTCCGAGGTAACGGCCGTGGGTGTGGTGGTCAGCGGCTCCAGGGGTCGGTTGGGTCGGGTGTGGTGGTGCGTTCGACGGTGCCGACGAGCTTGGTGAGGGCGTCGATGACGGTCGAGGCTTGGGCTTTGGTGAGGTTTTGCAGGCCCTCGAGCGGGAGTTGGAAGCCCAGCTGGTCGGAGGTGAAGTCGTTGAGCATGACTTCGTCGATCCCTTGGTTTCGCATCTCGAATCTGAGTTTTTTGAGCTGGGGCTCGGTGATGGGCTGGTCGCCCCGGTTGATGGTCTTTCCGCTCGGCGTGTGGTAACTGCCCATGGCGCGGCTGGTGTCCTGGACCGGGTTGGTGCGTCGGGCTTCGGCGGCTTGGACTTCCTCGGCCGTGGCGATCTTGTCGCCGATCGGCATGACCGCGGCGATGGCTCGGCCCCAGCAGCTGGTTTCCAGGACCATGAGCTCTGACCCGCGGGTGTAGGGCGTGGAGCCGGGCACGGTTTCCCACGCGGTTCCGACACCTGGGCGGGGGTCGTCGGGTGTGCGGTAGGCGCGGGCCTGTGCCCAGATGACTTGACGGCCGTCGACTGTGGTCAAGTTGGGCGCGTCCATTTGGACGGACCCGTCCGGGAAGCGGTCGAAGAACGCTGCGAGACGGCTGGCGACGTCGACGTATCCGTCGAGGTTGTAGGTCATGGTGTGGCGCGGTCGAGCTCGGTCGCGGCCCACGACGCCAACAGCTCCTTCAGCGCCGTATACAGGCGGGTCCGCTCCTCGAATGGTCGACGGGCGAACGTGGCCGCGTCAGGAACACGGATGTAGTGATCGGTCGTCATCGGCCGTTTGTCACTTCCACGAGCGCGATGAGGGCGGCCGCGACGGCGCAGAGGCCTTCGATAATTCGAGCGTCTTGGTCGACGTCAAGGTCGGCCGCGTAAGACAGGTGATCCTTGGCCTTCGTCAGGTGGTCTTTCATGCGATGACCTGCCAGGACACCAGGCGGCGGGCGTGGGAGGCCTTACGGGTGGCCCGCTGGTAACCGTGCTCCCTGATCCGACCGGCTTTGGCCCAGCGGGAGAACCTGGCTCCCACCTGGTTCGGTGACCCGACGGGCAGGCCGCACGCGGCCACCAGGTCATCGGCCGTGATGACGACGCCGATATACAGCTCGTTCAGCCATCGGTCGGCACGGTCGGCCCATTCGGGGTCCTTGTCTGTGGCGGTCATGCCGGCGGCCTTGGCGAGGGTGCCGTCGCGCCAGGCGCACCAGGTGCAGGTCGGGCCGGTGCAGGCGTGCAGCTGTGGGGCGGCCTCGACCTCGACGGTGAACAGGGCGTCAGTCATCGGTGTTCTCCTGCCAGCACATGGCCAGGAGGTAGGCGTCAATCACTTCCTGCCGGAGGGGTCCCCGCTTGGGCACGGGCTGGTTGTTGGCGATGGCCCAGGCGCGGGCGGCTTTCCGGTCGTAGTCACGGATTGTCACGGTCGGGCTCCCCATCGTTTGGCATGACGGTTTTGGCGTTGGCCCGTAGCAGTGCCCAACCGAGACGGTCGGCCATGTGGGGCTCGAGGTTGATGACGGTTTCGTGGCCGTAGCCGCCGAACCTGATGTTGACGTTGCCGTCCTCGGTCCATTTGCTGACGTAGATGTCTGTGCATCCGGTTGAGCCGCCGCTGAGGTCTTTGGCGAATGTTGGTGTGCTCATGTTGTCCCCGTGCTTTCCAGTTAGAGGTTTTCGATCCAGCCGCATAGGCCCATGAGGGCGAGCAGGATGGTGATGACGGCGACGCCGGTGGCGTGCCGGGCGATGAGCCGGGTCACTTGGTGGCTTCTGGTGTGCAGGTCCATCGGCCGCCGGCCCAATGCCGGGCCCCGGACCATTTGCCGCGATGGTTGAGGGTCTCGATGAAGGCTGCGACTTGGATGTTGCGCGGCCACTTGTGTGGTTCGGTGGCGCGCAGCTGCGCGGCGTACTTGCGTGGGTGCGGGTGCCAGGTGGTGATCCAGTCCAGCATCATCCAAGTGGCCCCGTTGGCGAGGGCTCGGTTGAACTGGAACATGCCGAAGTACCCGTGCGCCCGGTTCGTTGAGCGCGGGTTGGAGTGTGACTCCCGTTCCGCGACACAATTCATGTACGCAACCTGGTCGGGCGGGACCGGGTAGGCGGGTCCTGCCACGAGTGCCGCCGCGAGGACGGCGGCCGCCATCACCCGCGCCCATCGACGACGGTGAGGGTCGACGACACCCGGCGGCGGGAGTCGCGGACCTGGTCGACGCTGGCAGCATCGATCCGGTAATGGCCGCTGGGCAGGATGTGGCCGGTCAGGAGGCCTTGGTCAAAGTAGCCTCGGATCGTCTGCTCCGAGACGCCGAGCTTGGCGGCGGCCTCCCCGGTCGTGATCAGCGACATCAGCCGACCGCCTTCAGGCGCTTTCCTCGTTGGAGGCGGCGGGCCCGGTCTTGGATTCGGCGTAGGTCCCGGATCACCTCGTCGAGGTGAGAGTCGGCCAGGTAAATGCTGAACTTCACTTCTGGTGTGCCGACGTCGACCTGAGCCATGCCAGCGGCGTGCTCGGTGACCAGGATCTGGGTCCTGATGTTGTGCGTGAAGTTTACGTGCGCGGATATTTGCGCCGGTGTCGACATGGCGTTTCCCCTTATCCGTAAAGGGAATTAGCCTCCAACAGCGCCACCGTGATAATGCCGATTCTGCACATTATGTCACTTTCGGCACCATGCTGTTTTAGGCCGTTCCCGCTTTTCTGGGCATGAAGGTAGCAGGCCTTTGCGGAATGTGCGGCTGATTTTGGCCGGCGTGTCGAATTAGGCGTTGATGCGGGCGACTGTCCCGTCGGGACGGATTCCGAGCCGGTCCTGGACGTCCTTGGCGTCCTTGGGCGTGATTGTTGGGTTGACGTAGAAATGCATGGCGTCGGGGGTGTTGGCGTAGGCGCCGCCCCAGCCGAAGATCCGCCGGCCGTTGGCTGTCGTGAACTTGTCCAGAATCCGGTCGACTTGGTCGCGCAGCTCGGCGCTGGGCCGTTTGCCGACTTGACCCTGGCGTGAGCTCCAGACATCGACGGCGTAGCCGGCATGGTCGCTGGTGTGGTTGGCCATGCGGGCTTTCCGGTAGGCGTAGCTCCAGGTGTCGGTGGGCTTCAGCTGCTCAACTTGGTCGAGCAGAACGCACAGCCGCAGGAACAGGGGCGCGTATGCGCGGTGAACCCTGATCCATACGGGGCGCCCTGGGACGTAGGCGCGGCGCAGCTGTGGACTGCCCTGGAACCGGATGGCCGGGTGGCCGCTAACCGTCTGTGGCATGTTCTGGGAGCTCCTGGCCATGGCCGAGCCCGTAGCGCGGGTCAGCGTCGTTCAGGTAGTTGATGGCGACTGGGATGACTGCCGCGCATATTGCGACCACCAGTGGGTGGATGTCGGCTGTGGTCAGCCATGACGCCAGGGCGCCGAGCGCGGCCCCCAAGGCGACCTTGAAGAATGTTCCCTCAGGTGTGGTGGCGAGCCATTCACGGATTGCCACGGTTCAGCCTTTCCTCAAACTTGGCCAGTTCGGCACGGACGACGACCCGGATGAGCCACACGTTTCCCAGAATGATCGCGGTGAAAATGGAAACGCAACCTCCGACGATTGCGACGACATCATCCGGTTGCATCAGCCACCTCGGGCATTGGTGCGGCGAACTTTTTCCCGTCCCAGGTGTATCCGATGCCGGCATACGGCCCGCGGTCCTTGCCGCCGATTGGGTTGCCGTTGTAGCTCGTCTGCACCCATTGGGTGTCCTGGCCAAACAGGGACCGGCAGAACGCCGCGCCCTTGGCTTCGGACTCGAATCCGTTTTCGTCGAGCTCGGTGTTGTTGACGACGATGACCTCGCGGACGATGCCGTCCTCGATGCGTGCGAAATGTGCCATGACTCTCCCTAGCCGATGAGGACTGCGACGTAGCCGGAACCGCCGGCGCTGGAAGTGTTGTTCCCTGCTCCGCCCCCGCCGCCGCTGTTGGTAGCGCCGCCCGTTGGGCTGGTCGTCGTTGAGCCGTTGCCACCGCCGCCCGCGCCCCCGGTTCCCGCAGTGCCAGACCCGTAGGCCCCGCCTCCGCCGGACTTGTACGTTGTGCCTGCGCTTTGGCCCAAGAACGTGGAGATATCTAGGCCGGCGCCACCGCTGCCTCCCGTCGTGCCGGATGCGTTCCCCCCAGCCGCAGCTGCACCGCCGCCGCCGCCCGCGGACGACCCGGTCCCGCCCGTCCCGCCGTTATTGCCTAGGCCGCTGACGCCTGTGCCTCCGGCCGGGCTGCCATCGCGGCCGCCACCACCGCCTGAGCCTCCGTTATAGCCGGCTGCATTGTCACCGCCGAATCCGCCGCCCACCGCGTAATACGGGCCTAGGCGAGACGCGTTTCCTGAGGTGTAGCCCGCTGCGGCCCCGCCGCCAATAGTCACGGTGATGGTCCCAGCGTTCACATACAGGGGCCCTTGGCCGGTGCTTTGGCCGTTGAGCAGGCCCCCGGCTCCGCCGCCGCCCTTCAATCCGCCTGCGGCTCCGCCTGCGACGACGATGGCTTCTAGTGTCCCAGCGGTGACCGTGAGGCTGCCCGATCCCGTAAATAGGTACAGCGTCTTGCCGGGTCGGGAGGTGGTGTCAACGGTAGGTGACCCGGTGCTACCGCTAACCGTTGCTTTTGGGAGGCCCCCGCCTTTCACAGCGACCCAAGTGTTGGTGGCTGTCTTGCGCAGTGTGATGGACTCGTATTGTGCGACTGCGAGGCTGGAGCCGTTGACGGTGACGCCGGCCGCGCCTGCGACTGTCATGGTTCCGGCGCCGAGGTTGATGGCCACGATGCCGACGCCAGTGGGGAACGCGACGCTGGCATTGGTCGGCACAGTCAGCGTGGTGGCGCTGGCGTTGGTCATGGTGATGGTTTTGCCGCCGTCGGTGAGGACCAGCGTGTAGCTGGCGGTTTGGTCATTGACGCCGTTTCCCTTGAGGCTGACGTCGTCGAGGCGTGTGGCCAGGGTGCTGGAGGTTCCTGGGTAGGCGCTGACCAGGTCGCTTGATTGGACGTAGGGCGTGCCGTAGGTGGTGGTTGCCATGGGTTTCCTTTCTTATGCGGCGAGGTCGGTGGGCAGGATGATTTCTGACCAGTCGTTTCCGGCTGGCACGTTGGCCCAGTCGGCTGTGGCGGGGGCTTCGGCCCAGGTGACGACGGCGTAGCTGTAGCGGGGGTCGGACAGGCTGAGGGATAGTCGGTGGCTGCCGGGGGTGTAGGTCTCGCCCCAGCCTTCGACGACGCCGATGAACTGGGTGTACGGCGCGGGTTGGGGAAGGTCTGTGACGAGGACCCGGTCGCCGGAGGTTAGTGCCAGGACGGCGGTGCGTTGCGGCGTGGTGAGTTGTTCCATGATGACTTCGACCGTGCCGAGTTGCCAGCGTTGGGTGGCTTGGCTGGTGAGGACGAGCTGTGCGCGGTTGGTGGCGTCGTCGAGGGTGGCGAGGCTGGTGGTCAGTTCGATGGCTCGTTTGCCGAACAGGGTGATGGAGCTGGCGTCGGTCAGTTGGAGGGTGGCTTGGGGATCGGTTGCGTCGTAGGTGATGGTGACGTCGTTCAGGACGGTGTTGGTGGTGGCGGTCCACACGGGTTCCCAGATGACGCTGGAGCTGGGTAGCGTGACAGGGGCGGGCGCGGTTGTTGTCGGGCTGTTTTGGTCGTTCCAGGTGCCGGCGTAGCTGGACCAGGCGCCGGTGAGGGCGCTCCACGCGGCACTGCTGTAGGTGTAGCCGCGGCGGGTGTAGGACTCGAAGTAAACGGACCCGTCTGGCTTGTCGTACATGGTCGCGCCGGTCCATTCGCACAGCTGGTTGAGCAGATCGTTGACGCTGGCGAGGCCGCCGCTGTAGGCGATGAGGGCGACGTCTGGTTCGGCCTCGATGGTGTACGTCAGCGGGGTGGCGGCAAGGATGTTTCCGGCCCTCACATCGAGGTTTTCGGCGCTGTAGCCGGCGTCCCCGGTCCAGTAGTTGCCCAGTCTGGACAGGTTGCCCATCGCGGTGATGGTGATGACGGTGTAAGGGTTGGTATCGCCGGATTCGGTGGCGTGGTTGATGGTGAGGTCGGTGACGCGGCCCGTGAACCTGTCCACGCTGTAGGCCTTGATGTTGACGGTGTCGCCCAGGGCGACGGGCACGGTGTATTGGCCGGTGCAGATCAGGGAGATTTGGGCGTTGGATGGTTGCGGGGTGGTCGTGACGTCGTTCCGGCCGTGGTACACGGCCACGTTGTATTCGACGTTGGCCAGGTTGACGTTGCTTCCGGCGATGGTGATGGAAGTAATGGTCATCGAAGCACCCCGGCGTTCCCGGTGGCGCGCTTGTTGGCGTCACTGAGTAGTTGTGCCATCGCTTGGGCGACCTGCTGCTGGGTGACGACGACCTGCTGCGCGGCGATAGCTGCGGCGCGTTCCTGCGCTGCGGCGGTTTTGGCGGCTTCAGCGGCGCGCACGGCCTCGGCGACCGCTTGGGCGATCTCAGCCTTGATGTTGGCGCCGATCGGTTTGCCGATGTTTTTGCCGATCTCCCGCAGGCGCTTTTCCTCTTTGGCGATTTGCACGATGGTGCCGTCAATGAGCTGCTGTGCGGCCTCAATGCCTTCGCCGTAGAAATGGTTGGCCAGGAGGAAGGCGTTTCCGTTGATGGCGGTAGTGGCGTCCTCAAGCTGTGTGACGAGGTTCGCCGCGATTTCGGGGGTGAGGCCGTTGAGGAACTGCTGGCCGCTTTCGGCGCCTAGGCCGAGGATTTGGTTCAGGAACGTTTGTGCGCCGGTACTGCTGGGAAGGGATAGGCCAAGCTTGGTGAGGGCGTCGGAAAACCCGCTCGCGCCGCTGATGGCTTCGCTAAACTTCGTGATGGAGCCTTGGACGTCCTCAGGGTCGAAGACATCTTTCAGGCTGATGCCGCCGAGGATGTCGCCGGCGATGGCATTGGCGTAGTCGTCGCGGGCCTTTTTGGCGGCCTCAAGGGCTTTGACCTGCTCGCCGAGCTTGGCGACGTTGTTTTGGATCAGGGTCGTTTGGGTTTCCAGCAGCGGGTTCGTTCTCTCGGTGGCTCCCCCGGCCGCGGTCTGTGCTTTTTCGGTTTCGTACAGGTTGTTGTTGAACCGAGCCATGTGCTCGTTGCCGAGCGCCAGGTGGTTGTTGAACATGATTTGGGCGGCGGTCATGCCGTCCGTGCCTCGAATGACAGCTCCTGATGCAGCGCCCCAGGAGCCACCGCCACCGCCACCACCACCGGCACCGGCGAACGCGTCAAGGGCTCGACCTGTGCCGTTTATGGCGTCGGTGAGCCCGTTGAACTTGGAGGTCGATGTGCCGGCTGCGTTGCCCATCAGGCCGATGGCGATGGTGGCGCCCGGGATCAGGTCGATGGTGCTTTTGACGATGGTGTTGAGCAGGCCGGTGCCGCGATACAGGTCGATGGTTTTGGTGAGGAGGGTGACGTAAGCGGTGGCGAGGGTCCCGGCGGCGCGACCGAGGCCTTCCGTCAGGGGCCTGGCGTCCTTCATGGTCTTGGTTAGGTTTTCCATGGAGCCGTTGGCGTCCTCGGTGGCGCTCAACAGTCCGGTGCCGAACGATTCGGCGAGCTCGTCGACGCCGGTTTTCAGGATTTGGAGACGGCCCTGGAGTGTGTCGGCTTGACGGGCGGCCTGGCCGCCGAACGTGTCGGCTATGGCGGCCGTGATTTTCTGGAGGTCGCCGCTGGCCAGGGTGGCTTTGTCTAGGCCGATGCCGAGCTTCCAGAGGCCGACGGTGTTCCCGTCGTAGGCCTTGCCGAGGGCCGCGGAGACGGCCTCGAGGTCTTTGCCGGTGCCAGCTGCGACGTCCATGGCCAGCTGGAGGGCTTTCTGGGCTTCGGCGACATCATGCGTTGACCGGACGAGACGGTCGAAGGCAGGCCGCATCTGGCTGTCGGTGAAGGTCGTGGTGTATTGCAGCTGGTCGATGAACCCGGTCACCTGGGCGGTCTGCTCCCCGAACCCAAGGTTGTTCAGGGTTTGGTCGAGACGCGCCAGGCTGGCTTCCTCGTCCATGGCGGCTTTGACGCCGTCGATGGCGAGCTTGGTGGCGAACGCGCCGGCGGCGGCGGCGGCGCCGATCAGGGCGGGACCAAGCATGTTGCTGAGGCTGTTGCCGAATCCGGCCAGACCTGTTTCGGCCTGTGCCAGGCCGCTGGAGAACTTCTTCAGGTCTGCCGCGAGGTAGATGGTGAGGGTTTTGCCGGCCATCACATCACCGGCCATTTCGCCAGGACTTGGTCGACGGCGGCCGCCCATTCCCGGATGGCTGCTGGTTCGTATCCTCGAGCTCGCCCGATCCAGTCGGTTCCGGTGAACGCGGGTGGGATGCTGGGCCTGACCTGGCCGGCGTCCGATGGGTAGCGGACCATGGTTGCTGACGCTCCCCCGGTGAACACTTTCCGGTTGCCGCCGATGTTGACGCTGGGGACGCGGTCGCGCTTGGCTCGGACGCTTTCGGCGATCTTCTCGCCCCATGGGCCGGCATAGTTGAGGGCTGCGTCTCGCCAAGCTGGGACCATGTGGCGCTCGGCGATGCTGACTGACGCGGTGCGCAGCTCGGCGCTGGCTTCTTTGGGCAGTTTGCGGAAGGCGCGGAGAATGTCGTCCAATCCGTCGACATAGGTGTCGAACATTTTGGCGCTAGCCATGCTGCCCTTCCTTCAGCTCGTCGATCACAGTGGCCAGTTCGGCCATCGTGTAGTTCCTCACCTCGTGGATCGGCCGGCCGATCCGTAAGGCGACCTGGACGATCAGCCGGCGCCAGGTGCCGGGCGGGTAGGGTCCGCTGGTTCGCCAAGGGTGACGATGACGGCGTGTTCGCGTGCCCAGGCCCGCACCTCGGCGATGTTTTTTGGGTCTTTTCCTTCAAGGTGCCGGTAGGCGATGGTCAGGCGCATACCAGTTTCGGATGTTTTCGACCCTGCGATGTCCTCGTAAGTCCAGAAGTCGTCGCTGATGACGTTGACGACCACTGGTTCCTCGGACCCGTCGAGGTACACGTTGAGTTGTGGATGCATGGCGTTCCCCGTGCGCTTAGGCGAAGCTGATCGGGCCGGTGAAGGACGCGGTGCAGCTGGCGATGCCGGTGGCGTCGAACGTCACCTCGGCCGAGTCGCACCACACGGCGGCGCCAGTCCAGGTGCCTGCTCCCCCGACGATGCTGAGGGCGACGTCGGTGGCGCCGGCGATGGCGCTCTGGAGGGCGTCATACAGGCCGGAGGCCTCGTCATACAGGAACGACAGGCTGACGGTGCTGTTGAGGTCGGTCTGAACAAAGCTGACGCCGCCGAGGGTGACGGTGCGGGTGACGGTGGGCGTGGTCGTGATGGTGCCCTGGGTGATCTGATCGGTGTATTGGGTCGCGTCGACGGTGACCGTGAACGCCGCGCCCGCGATGGAGACGACTGCCATTTCTACTCCTTCATGTGTGCCGAGACGGCGATTTCGGTGGTGATGACGGTCCCTTGGGCTCCTGTGTCGGTGAGCTGCGGGGGTCCGACTTGTGCGACCTCGAACCCGGGCGGGATGAGGGCGAGCAGGGCGTCGACGGCGTTTTCGGCGTCGAGCAGTTCGGCGCTGTTCTTTCGCGGTTTGATCACGACGAGGATGCGCCATCGCACCTCGTAGTTGAGGTTTGAGCCGATGCGGCTTGGCCGGACCCATGGCGTGTCGGCGACGAACGTGATGCACGGGGGCGTCGGCACCGGCGGCGGGGTTTCATAGATTTTATAGCCGGCACCAGCTAGGGCGCCCGCGAGTGCGAGGCGGGATTCAGTCGTGAGGGCGGTCATCCAACGAGCCCGCCCACGTTGGCGTATGGCATGACGAGGGCGTGGACGCGCCTAGTGAGCCACACTGAGAGTCGGTAGCTGCCTGGAGTGAAGTCGACCGAGACGGGCTGGCCGCCGGAAGCGGTGCGGGCCTGGTACAGCTCGACCCCGACTGATAGGGCGGCTTCCTTGCAGGGTGCGGGCTCGAGTTCGTAGGCGGCGGTGGTGAGCAGGGCGCCCACGATGTCGTCAGCGGCCTGAGCGACCTGGTCGATGACCGGGTCGGGGTCCTCAGGGTCGTAGTCCAGCTCGAGCGCGACGGCGAGCTGTTCTCCGGTGACAAGTGACATGGTGGGCGCCCTGCTCGGTTTCCTGGTTAGTCCTCGAGGGAGACGATGCCGGCGGCGTTGAAGATTGCCGGGGCGCCGTATCCGTAGATGGCGACGTCACGGCCGAGCTTGGCGACGTCGTCGACGCTGGCCAGGCTGGGGCCGTCCTCGATCCACTTGGCGCAGCTGGAGTTCGAGACGACGATCTGGTTGCCGGTCAGCTGCCGGTCAAGGATGACCGGGAGGCCTGACACGGCCACACCGAGCGTTCCGGCCGCCGCCGTGCCGGACACGTTGAACGTGCCGTACTGCGCCGGGTAGAACGTCGACCAGCCGCCGATCTTCTTGAACACATCAGGGGCGACCAGGACGAACTCGGCGGTGAGGCCGGTCGCGGTCTGGACGTCGACCGATGCGCCGAACACGGCCTCGCGGAACGCGGACCCGTCGGTGTCGGAGGTGATGTCGTAGCTGTAGGCCGTGGAAGCGGTCATCACAGCGGAGCAGAACGCGGCATCAGTGACGAGGGCGTAGCTGGCGGCCATGACCCGGTTGTGGCCCTCAAGGTACGACGGGTTGGACCGCTGAAGCAGCTGGAAGCTGATGTCCGAGGCGGCGCCCCACGTTTGAAGGTTCGCGGTGCCCTTGAGGAACGAGATCTGCACGCTGTTGACCTCGGTCTTTTCGTTGGCCTGCTCTTCCACGATGTCAGCCAAGTTGCCGTTGTAGTACGGCCAGTTGTAGGTCATGCCGCTGGCACCGGCCGCCTGCACGCCGAACGCACTGATGCCGGGGCGGCCCAGGTCGACGATGTTCTTGATCTGGAGCATCCAGGTCGGCGGGAGCACGCCTTCGTTATCGCCGGTGACCTGGTCGTACAGGGCGCGGGTTTCGAGCTCGCCCGCAAGGACGGCCTGTGAGTAGTCGCCGAAGCTGCGGAACTTGGCGAGCGGGTGGACGGGCTCGGCCACATGCACGGTGGCGTCGATGCGCTGCTGGAGCTTGCCGATGGCCTCGCGGGCCTCGGCGTCGATGACCGGGGCCTCCTGGGCCTCGGCCTGGGTGACCTCGGGCATTGGTTCTCCTTCTTCTCTTACGGACGCGATCCCGGCGGTCGGGTACGCGGGCATGTGGGTGAGGCTGGTCTCGAGGACGCGGGCGAGCTCGTGACGTACCGCGGTGCGGGCCTTGTTCCAGGTTGACTTGACGGGCTGGAACCCGATGGACAGGCCCTTGACGGCGCCGCGCTTGGCCAGGAGGGCGGCGTCGCGGCCCTGGGTGCTGTCGAGGATGTCGGCGGTGATGTAGAGGCCGTCGGCCTGGTTCTCGGCGGCGGTGATTACGCCGATGGGGTTGTCGTGCCGCCAGGCGAGGGGTTTGCCGATGACGTCAGCGGGGTCGATGCTGTTGGGGGCGAAGGACTCCGACACGCCTGAGACGGTTGTCGGGGTGTCGTATGGGACGGCGCGGCCGTAGATGACGGCTGCGACGCCGTCGGTGGTGTCCTCGCGGACGTCGAGGGCGTAGTCGAAGTCTAGGTCGGTGCGGTTCATGCGTTTGGGTCTCCCATCTCGACGATGTCCAACATGCGGCGGGCCTCATCGATGGTGATGACGCCGAGGGGCGACATCTTGGCGATGAGGTCGGCAAGCTCGACGGTGTTGGCTTTCAGCAGCTCGTCGGTCTCGAAGTCGACGGTGTGGCCGCGGGGCGTGACGTCATCCATGGACAGGCGCTCAGTGATGAGCCGCATCACCGGACCGAGTGAGACGTCCAACAGTTGTCTCATTAGGTCGGTCCTATTGCTGTACGTGATGGCGGATCCAGGAACACCGGCGCCAAGCCACGAGGGGTCGAGGTTGCACATGCGGGCGACCTGACCGGCGGCTTGGTTCCTGGCCTCTGACAGCTGAAGGTCGGCCGGGCTCCAGCCGCCCAGGTTGACGGTGTCGAGGGTGGCGTTGAGGTAGGCGGTGGATCGGTTGGTGCGGGCCGTTTCCCAGGCCTCGAGCAGGGCGTCGACCTGGGCGGCCGGCAGGTCGGCGCCGGTGTTCTTCAGCACCAGACTGGGCTGAGGGATTTCGGCGGAGCGTAGGGCGGCGGCCTCGAGGGCGGCGGCGGTGTTGAGGACCTGCACGCCGGTCGCGAGCCATCCGCCGAGGCCGAAACCGTCGAACCTGATGACGTCGGACGGTGGGACGGGGCGGCCGTTCCAGTAGACGGTCCCGTCAGCTGGGACCTCGAGCATGGCCGCGTAGAGGCTGGGCGCTGGAACGTAGCTGATCTGGTCGAATGGCATGTGCATGATGGCGGCCGGGAACCCGTCCCAGGTGCGCTCGGTGACTTTCCAGTAGGCCTCGTCATACAGCAGCAGGTCGGACAGGGTCCGCGCCATGAGGCTGGTGTAGGTGGTGATCTTGGTTGGTTGCTGCAGGAAGGCGCGGGGCGTGACGACGTCCTCTTTGGCGTATTCCCGCAGGGGCAGGGACGCGATGAGGAAGTAGACGCCGAGGGCTCGGCAGAACGCGGGCACCTGGAGCGCGGTTGACTTGCTGACCGACTGCCCGTTGTTGCGTTGGATCAGGTCGAGGAGCTGCGCTGAGGCGTCTCGGACGAGCGGGACGTCGCCAGCGTCAGCTCGAGCCGCTGCCAGCTCGCCGAACGCGGCGGCGTCCCGCACGACCGTGAGCGCACGGGGGAACGCCACACTGTCATGGTCCCGGCCCTATAGGCCGACAGTTGGACGCTGTTGCGTCCTGTTGGTTTACGCGAGTCTGCGCGTTCGGGTGTGGATCATTGGGCGGGGCTTTGGTGCTTTGGCCGCCTGCCAGGCTGCGAACATGACGGCCCGTGCCGCGTATACGCCGCCCTTGCCCATCGGCGCTGACAGTACCCATCCGGTCTGACGTCGGCTGATCGTTGAGGCCGCGAAATGCTCGAGCAGCACCTGGGAGCCGTCGTGGCGAATCTGTCGCCGGTCGAACAAATCGAGCAGGTTCTGGGTCGCGGTCGGGGCCTCCCTCGCGCCGACGAGCTGGTCGATGCGTTCGGTGAGCCGGTCCCGGTAGCCGGGTGTCGCCAAGACGAGCAGGCTCGGGTGGCTGGCGCGCAGCTGCCGGATGTGCTCGTCGACCTCGGTGACGGTGCGGAACGTGGCGACCCTCACGGCGACTGCCCCATCGACGGTTGGGGCGGCCAGGGCGACGGCGTGGCCCATGCCGTCGAAGTCACTTTCGACGGCGACGGTCCAGGTGGTGTCGTCGGGCAGGGGCGCCGGGTCGTGGCAGTCAGCCCACCAGGCGTCCTTCATCCAATGGTTCGCCCTGACAGTCCACTGGTTCAGGAACTCGCGCCGAAAGGCCTCGGGCTCGACGTTTTCCCATTGTTGCCGCAGGAACGTCTCGCGCTTGTCGGACCATTCCGGTGATCCCCACCGCCAGGTGTCGACCAGGCTGGGGTCGGCGTCCGGGGGCGCTGACCATTCGAGCAGCAGTACGCTGCCGGGTTCGTCGGCCTCGAGCCGGTCTAGGGCCCGCTGCCGGTACGCCATCATCAGGTCGGAGGCGGAGTCGCCGGCCGTGCTGACCAGCCACACCTGGCCCATGTTGCGCTCGGCCAGGGTCGGGTTGATGGCATCGTCCACAACTTTCCGCTGTACCCGCCAGGCCTCATCGACGAACGCCATGCTGATCGAATAACCCACGCCAGCTGAATCGTTGGCGGCCTGGATGATCCACCTATCCCCCGTCGGCAGCTCGATTTGCGGAGCGGTATTGCCGGCACGGTACGCGGCTTTCCCGTACTTCTGCACGGCCCAATGCGCGGCCGGCCGCATCACCTCCCGAGCCGTCTCGACCTTGTTGGACACATGCAGGATGGTCTGCTGTTCCCCGAACAGCTCGGCGTGGTGCATCCGCCACATGCAGACCGCCCTGGACAAAACCGACTTCCCCGACTGTCTCCCTACCGTGATCACCACCATCGGCCACACCAGCTCCCCCTGGTCGTCGTGCTCAAGGGCCCGGTTGAGCGCGTATTCCTGCCAGGCCCGCAGCTCGAGGCCCAGCTGCCGTTTCACCCACTCGGCGCACCCTGGCCCGTAGGACCCCAGCACGCGGTCAGGAGCGGCCGTTTCAAGTCTGGGCAGAACGAACCCGAGCCGGTGCTGTTCTGGCGTCTCCGGCCCCCCACGGGCCGCTGCGGGACCTTGGGGGATAAAGGCGCG